CAGCAGCATGGCGCTGTGCACCAGCTCGTAGCCGGAGGCATCGGGTTTGACGCGCACTTCCTTGCCGGCATCGGTGGAACTGATTTCCGGCAGCGCCCGGGCAGCGGCAGTTTCTGCGCGCAGTGCCGATGATTCGGCAGCAATGGCGGCAGCCTGTGCCTGATCGGCACCTTCACCGGCCTGCGCAAGGATGCTGCCTGCTGCGACGTTAATACGCTCATCAGCGTCGCGTAGCAGTTTGGCGACGGCTTTAACCGTGCCGCCTTCGGTGGCGACCGTGGCCGTATCCATCCCGTGCACGATCTGGTGCAACAGGCCACTGTCGGTGGTGGCTTGCGCCACGGCATTCTGGAGATCGGTTTGCAGGCTCATGGTGTGGGTGTTTGCGTAAGTGCTGGCGTTTATTACAGATTGTTGGGTGCCGTTACATGCACCAGCCGATGCAAGGTGGCAATGGCGACAAATAAGGCATCAGGTTCACTTTCAAGTAAGAGGCCAATGGCCCCTTCGTCGAGCGTGGGGCGTTCGCGAATTTCAAGCTCGCCCTTCACCTCCCATCGCCGGGCAGGCAACAGGCGTGCTTCAAACTGGCGGGTAAAGCGCGCTTCATGCGGCAACAGACCAAGGCCGCCGAGCAGCGTGATTTCGAACCACTGACCGCCTTCGTCGGCATGAAACTTGTACCAAGCCTCGAACAGCGCGAACTGGTACTCACCGAACAGCCAGCGTACGGTGATTCGCGTCGGTGTCTGACGGAAACGCCGACGCTGGCGTGCGGGGCCGGATTCCATTTCGGTACGCAGCACCGCTTCCTGTGGTGACACGCCGTAGCCTTCGACACTGGGTAGCGGCAAAGTAGCAGGCCAGGTGACCGGCGTGGAGGCGCTCATCTCAATGCTCCCGCTGCCGGGTTCAGGCCATAGCGACGCTCCAGCGTGGGCGCCAAGCCGGAGCCCTGTGAAATAGACCGTGCCATGCGCGCTTCCATTTGCTCGACGATGACATCAAGACGCATGCCACCACCCGGCTGTCGCGTGTGTTCGACCCGGGCTTCCACGCCACTGGCGCGGTTGATGACATTGACTTCGACGTTAACCTCGGGCCGCGTGGCGATGGTGCCGCCCAGCGCCCGCAGTTGTCCTGGGGTAAATACCGCTTCACCTTGTTTGGCGATGATCGGCACTTCGCCAGCAACCAGTCCGCCGCTGTGAAACCGTGAGGCTCCGGCGAACAGGCTCATTGATGCCGTGCGCGCTGACAGGGTTTCTGCGCCCACCATGCCACCCGAGTGCGCCACCATCACTGAGCCGCTCATCAAATCGGTAGCACCGGCAGGGACTGCTGACGCATCGCCACTGACACCCGAGAACAAGCCGCTGGCCCAGTTGGCGAGCGGCAAGGTGATCATGCGTTGAATCTGAATGCGGACCAGATCGGTGATGATGCTGTCGGCCATGCTCTTGAAATCCAGCTTGCCGGTGATGACAAAACGGGTCAGCGCGTCTTCCATGGTGCGGAACGCGCCGGTCACCGCCCGTTCTGCCTGCTTGGCAGCGTTGGTGGCGTCTTCGATGTAGGTGCGCAGTGCAGATTTTGTGCCGTATTCAAAGCTGCGCTGGTAGTCCACATTGGCGCGCGCTAAATCTAGGGCGATGGGTAGTTGCCGAGACAGCGCATCGTTGATGGCGTCAATTGCCTGCCGCGCCAATTCGGGCTCCTGCAGCTGGTTGGCTTCCTTGCGGGCGTTGGCGGCAGATTTTTCCAGATCGGCACGGGCTTGCAGGGCGGCCCGGTCGGCTTCCGAGAGGTCGAGCAACTGGCGCTTGAGTTGCAACTCCTCGATGCGCTGTCGGTTGGCGCCGATGAAGTTTTCAACGATCTGGCGGGATTTTTGCTCTTCCTTTTCGTACTCGTCGAAGCGTTTGTTGGCTTCCTTCTGCTTCTCGATGGCATCGAGGATCGTGATGTATTTTTCGGCCTGCGCGGCGACGCCTTTGTAGCCTTTGGCCTCGAGGTCGAGCGCTTTGGCGCGTAGCTCGGCGGCCTCACCCTCGGTGTTCTTGGTGACCCGGCCTTGCAACTGGCGCAGAAAGGCATCCCCTTCATCACGCTTCTCGCTCCCCACTTTCGATTGGAAGCCGGACAAATCCAGCGCCATCGGTTTTTTGCGTGGCTGCTTGGGCAGAAATTCGTCATAGATTTTTTGAACCTTGGCGGCCTGCTCTGCGGTGTCGAGCACAAACTTTTGCCCCATCACACGAACGGTACGGCGCTGCTCGTCGAAGAAACGTTGTACCTGATCCACGTAGCCGGGGTTCTGGTTGATGTTGGCAAGCCGCTGGTTGGCGGCCTCTACAAATTTATCCCGCGCAGTTTGCAGCTTGACGATTTCGGCATCGATAAGTTTGGGGTCATAACCCATGGATTTCAGGGTGCCGAGCGAATCGACCTTGAACCAGGTTTCGATGTCTTTGCCCACCACCTGCAAGCTGTCGAACGGTTGGGCGATGACCCGCTTGGTCAGTACTGCCGCTTCGGCGATGAAGGCCAGGCCGGAGGCGACCGCCTCAAGGAATTCCAGCACTTGCTGGCGGTTCTGGGTGATGGCCAGCAGTTCATTGGAGAAGCTGCCGGTCTCGGTCTTGGCCAGGAACATGCGTTCGGTGAGGTCGGCCAGTACCGGGATAACGGCTGCGCCAATCTGGCGTTGCAAACCCTCCGTGACGGCGTGCAGACGCTTGAGATTGTCGTTAAAGGCTTCCGATGCCTGTGCGGCGTCTTCCGACATTACCAGGCCGAGGCGTTTGGCCTCCTCCATCATGCCCGTCAGTCCCTCGCGGCCCTGATTGAGCATGGGGATCATGTTGAGCCCCTCCTTGCCGAAGAGTTTGACCGCCAATGCTGCTTTTTCTGCGCCATCGGGCATGGCGGCAAACCTGTCGGCAAGGTCAAGCAGAACAGCTTCGGTGGGGCGAATCTGGCCGGTGCTGTCCATCGCAACAACACCCAGCGCCTTCAGTGCCGCACCACCTTCCTCGCCTTTGACCTTGGTATCAAAGAGCGCGGTGGACAGGTGCTTCAGCCCTTTCGTCAGCCCTTCGGTGGTGACATCCGAAAGCTCCGCCGCGTATTTGAGGGCGGACAGCGCCGCGACCGAGACGCCGGTTTTTTGCGCGAGCTTGTTGAGTTCCTCGCCCGTCTCGGCCACCGGCAAGATCAGTCGGGTCAGGCCATAGCCGATGCCGGCAATGGATGCCCCGGCAATAAGCCCTGCCGGTCCCAGACGCGAAAGCAGCGTGCCCAGGGCACCGAGGCGACCATTGGCGGATTCCAGATGGGCGACGGCATCGTTGGCCGCTTGCGACAAGGTGCGCAAACCGCCGGAGGCAGGCTGCGCGGCCGCTTCGATGCGCTTGAGGGATTTCTCGCCCGCGCTCCCGACTTCGGTCAGTTCAGCCTTGACCTTGCCGCCGTCAACCACGGCAAGACGAATGGAGAGTGTGCGTTCAGCCATGGCGAATTTATGTACTGTGAGCGTTCAGAGCAGTGACGAGACCGCGTTCGGCGGCGGGGAACAACAAGGTCATGGCGTGCGGGTTGTAATCCTGCGCGCCTGCGGCAGCCAGCCAGGCATTCAAGTCAAGGCCCACGGCTACTGACTGGGCCAGCTTCACTTGCCCGGCGCAGAGCTCAAGCAAGGCCAGCGCCTGCCAGCCTTCTTCGGTGTGCGGGGCGTGGATGCGGTAGGGGCAATCCACGCAAGGGCTGCACCCGTCTCCACAAGCTTCGCAATAAGCCGGCCCGCCACCGATGTGCCACTCGGTACGGGCCGTTATGCGTTTTTTTCAGCGTCCAGCAAATAGAGGGCGGCGAGATACTCGCGCTCGAATGCGTCGGCAATGGGCCACAAGGCCATGAGTGCGCTGATGCCGTCAGCGTTGAGTGCCGCCGGTTTGCCTTTGTCGTCGGCGACGCCTTCCCACGCGATCACGGCGGACTTGGCCAGTTCGGCAATCAAGGCTGCGGTACGCATCCCTGCCGCAGCGTGGTCTTTGCCTTCGATTTCGGCTGCCGCATGGCGGGCGGCCATCACCAGTGCGGTGGTAGCCGGCTTTACCTGCACCCGCACGCCGTGGGCGAGGTCTAACCAATAGGGTTCGCGTTTCAGATTGAGTTTGAGCATGGTGGATTTCCGTCGGTGTGTTTAGTAGGTGGCGATGTCGTTAATCAGGGTGACTGTCAGCATCGGGTTTGATCCAGTGCGGGCGGCCTGCCAGTCGAAAGTCGCTTGAATGCCGCCAGGCCCGGAGATGGATAACTTGGGTTTGGGCAGATACACCTCGTGGGCGGTGAAGGTGATGCGGCGATCAGCGGCGATTGCGTAGCCAAAGCTGAGTTCGATGGGTAGGCCATCGGTGGCGGCATCGATCAGCGCGGTATCGGCAAAGCGCACTTCCAGATTGCCAGTGAGGCTGGCCACTGTTGGATCGGCTCCATCGATCTTGCCGTCCGAACGGATGGTTTCGATGCGCTCCAGATTGTTCGAGTAAGTCAGTTGGGCCGAGACCACGTTGCCTAGGGGCTGGCCGTCTTTTTCGATGGCACCCTGAAACTGGTTGAAGCGCAGGAGCTCGCGGGTGGCAGGGCTGGGGGCGACAGGGGTGGTGCGACGCAGCTCGCTCTGCGCGACCAGCCCAACAGTGGCATTGGCTGCGCCGGAACGGGCAAACTTGATTTGCAGCGAATTGACCATCACCCCTGATGCGACAAACCACGCCGGAATGTCAGGCAATCCGGTTTCCAGCGTCAGGCTGGGCAGGCTGGCGCCGCCGGAGACGAAGGTGTGCGTGAACACTGGTGCGCTGCCTGCGACCTGTGGCGTGCCCAGCAGCGCTTTGAGCCACAGACCCACATGGCGCACATCGACAGGCACGGCCATATCGCCCTCGACCTTGATCACGTCGCGAATCGGTGCACCGGGGTCGCGCCCCATGCCGATCAGATCGTTGGGGGTCAGCCCTTGTTCGGAGCCCAGCGAGCTGGAAACGAAAGGCAGTTTCCAGTAGTCGTCGATAGCGGGGTCTGGTGCGACACCGTAGGTTTGTTCGAACGCGGCCAATAGACTCGCGTTCGCGCCATAGGCACGAGCCATATGATTTCTCCTTGCTGATGAATGGGTGGAAAACGGGGAGGGATGTGTGTTCGGGCTAGGCCGGATTCAGTCCAATGGGCCGGAGCTGGTGTAGTGCAGCAGCACCTTCACCTCGCAAGCACGGATTGCGGCTGCGCCTTCCGGGGCGATATCTTCAAATTTCGGCGCTTGGACTTCGGCGTATTCGACCGCACCGCCCAAGCTTGGATTGACTTTGATCAACACGCCCAACTGGGCGAGCAGCGCGTCCATTTGCCGATCTCGCTCCGCCGCCGTCGGCGCGGCCACGAAGAGTTCGATACGCGCCTCATGCTCCCAGCTGTAGGTCAGTGGCGAGAGCAGAACCTCCGGCTCGCCCATCTCGCCATCACGCAGAATCAGCAGGCCGTCAGCGGGAACCCGTTCGGGTAGCGGATCGTTGCGTTTGAAGGTGATGGGCAGGGTCGAGAGTCGTTCGCTCAATGCCTGCAGAACGTATTCGC